CGTCCCGACAGTGAACATCGCCGCCCCGAAGGCCGCAACCCCGGCGACGGTCATCGCAATCGAGGTGACAAGGCCCTTGTTGGCCTCGACCCACTTGGTGAAGGCGTTGATGACCGCCGTCACCTTGGCGACAATCGGCTGGAGTGTGCTGGAAAGCGCCTCGCCAACCGCGTTCATCGAACCCTCGACCGCGCTCTGGAAGAGACGGAACGAGCCGCCGATTCCGCGATCCATCGCCTGTGCCGTCTCGTCGGCTTGTCCGGACACGTCGCGCAGCTTCGCGAGGAACTGATCCAGCTCCTCGATGTTGCCAGCGAGGGACAGTCCGGACATCATGCCGCGAATGTCGAACACGTCCTTCATAAACGAGAGACGTTCGGCAGTCGGCATCTTCTGCGAGGCGGCGGCGATGTCGCGCATGATGACGGCCATCTTGCGGAGATTGCCGTTCGCATCGACCGATTCGACCCCGACCTCGCGAAGAATGTCCTGCACCTTCGTGTCGGCGAACTGAATATACGCCTTGCGGAGAGCCGTGCCCGCCAAGGATCCCTTGATGCCCATGTTGGCCATCACGCCCAAGGACGCACATACCTCGTTGAGGTTCTCCCCGGCGGCAGCGGCCTGTGGCCCCGCCATCTTGAGGCCCTCGAAGAGGTCGGTAAGCGTCTGGGCGGATCCGTTCGCGGTCGCCGTGAGGATGTCCGAGACGGAGGACATCTTCTTGGCCTCCATCCCGAAGATCCTGAGCGAGTTCGCCGCGATGTCGGCAGACTCCGCCAGTTCCGTCCCGGTCGCCCGCGAGAGGTTGAGGACAGACGAAATCGAGGCTTCGATTTCGGACGGATTGAAACCCATCCGCCCGAGCGCGATCATCGCGTCAGCCACTTGCTGCGCGGTGAAGGACGTCTCCCGCCCCAGCCTCTGCGCCGTCTTTGTCAAACTCTCGAAGGTCTCACCCGTCGAGGACGTGACCGCCTGAACGAGCCGCATCTTGTCGTCGAAGCCCGCAAAGGACTTCTCCGCGAACACGAACGGCAGGGACAACGCCCCGCCGAGGGCCATCATGTCTTTGCCGAGTCCCTGACACGCCTTGCCGAAGTCCTTGAGTTGGCCCTGCGCGGCGGTGAGGTTCTGCTTCAACTTGGACGTTTCGGCTGTCACCTCGACATAGGCGCGACCGGCGCGGATGTTCGATGTTGCGGACATGGTCAGTTCCCCTTGATGAATGCCGCCTTGAGGGCGGAGAGCATTTCGCGTCCCTTGAGAACAGGAATCGGCTCCTTGGGTGCAAACGGATTGAAGTCGGACGGACGCACCGCCTTGCCCTTGCGCGGATCACGCGCAAGGTTGGCGGCGAGGGCCATCTGCGAAGCGGTCTGGTTCCACTCGAAGTTGCCGCGCCCGTCGACCATCAGCATCAGCTCCCGGAGCGTGAACGGATCCGGGTTCAGTCCGAGGATGCCGCCGAGGCGGCAGATGAGGTCATGGACGCTCTGACGCGCTTCTCGAGTTCGGGATCCGCCAACGCCTCCTGCAGGACGGTCGTCAGTTCCTCGGTGTACTTCCGGGAGAGGCCGACGGCCTTCTCGAGGAAGAGGCGTTTCGCTCCGGGGAAAAATGTGACGAGTTCGTCCAAGAACGCCTTGGTTGCCGTCTCGATGGCCTCGCCCGCGAGGGAGCTGCCGAAGTCGATGTCGGAGATGCCGTCCGCCTTGGCCTGTGCCTCGACGATCACCCATAGGATGTCGACCAAGAGACACGGATCGTTCGCGATGCGGTCGATCAGATCGACCTTGACGCTGCCGTCCTTGTCGAGGGTGATGACGTTAACAAGATCAAGCCCCAGCGCACCACGGATGCGCTTCATTTCGTAAACATTAAGGGCGATCTCCCAAGACCGCCCCTGATTGTCCTTGAAGGTACGCATGAGTCATTTCTCCTTACGAACCCGAACCCGAAGACCACTGCGGGGCTCGCGAAACGAGCGTCGGCTTGCAGGTTACCGAAACCTTCAGAGCTTCCTCCAGCGGCTCGGAACGGGAGAACGACGTCACCACGAAGTCCGCATCGAGACCGTTGCCTTCGCCGTCGGAAACGAACAGCGATAGCGCGGAGTTACCGAAATAGGCCCGCTGGATCGCGTTGAAGCCCGAATCCGCCGTGTCCCAGATCATGTCGAACTCGACGGAGGCCTCCTTGAGGGTCGCGGCGGTGATGCGCCAGCCCTCTGCGGCACGGGTTGTGATGTCCGCCTCGCCGGTTTCGAGATTCAGCGTGACGTCTGTCACGTTCTTCATTTCAGTCGAAGCCTTCGTTCCGGCTGTGCCGTGGAAGATCTTCGCATCCAAACCAAGTTTGTACGCCATAGACTTTCTTTGTCCTTATTTGACCGCGTCCTGCCAGAATCGGGTGAGGTGCGGTGTTGATTCTTTGAGTGACGGCCCCATGAGAGGCCGTTTCGGGTAGCGTTCCTTCTTGTAACCGCCACCGAATTCGTGTGCGGCCATCGAGGTGCCGACGAACTGGAAGCCGGGGCCGACGAGGACGCGCTTGTTTCGCGACTCGACGCCGAAGAGAAGACCCCGCCTGAGTGCGCCTGTGCCGCTGTGTGGCGGCGAACCGGGTGTGGACGGGTTCTTGCTCGTCTTCACCTTGCGCCGCGCCACGGTGCGCACGTACGCGCCCATGCGGCGGAGGATGTCGACGCTGGCCTTGGCGACCTTTGCGACAAGACTGTCCGCGTCGAATTCAACCTCGCTCCGTGTCATGATGTAACCGCCTTGAAGGACAGTTCGACGATGCCCGTGAACTGCCGCCTTTCACGGAGGTGTTCAGCCGAGTAGAGCGGACTGTACTCGATGTGTGTGCAAGTGGCCCCGGCCAGCTTCCTGTCAAGGAAGTTCCTGCCGATGGCGATGACCGTGTTGACGAGATCGACGACCTCGTCTTCGGTGCATTTCTTCAGCACACCCACCTGGATTTTCAGGGTGTCTTCGCTTGCGCCCCGCGAGATCGGCTTGATGCCAAGTCCGCACGGAACGACGATGACGCGCAGTTCCTTGATGCCCTTGAGGTCGAGTTCGGGCGCGAACATCACCTCGGCCTCGCCGGGAGTGGAAATCTCCGCCGCTACGGCCTCGGCCAGCTTGATGATGTCAGCCATGAGTAAACCTCACGAGTTCGAGAATGAGACACCCGACGGCGGAGAGTAGCGAGATGATCGCCGCACCCATCGCGGTATGCAGCGTCTTCTGAAGCCCCTCGGCGGTCGCACACGGCGGTGTGTGATGTACGCCGTCCTTGAAATGCATCTTGATCATGCCTTTCAGTTCGGCGATGTCCATCCGGGCGTGTGTAACGTTCTCCCAGAGCTCGGGCGTGCCCGGCGGCATTTCCGCTGCTTGGTTTTCAGCACTCATACTTTCCCTCCAGTCCATTTCGTGTGGATCCGCCGCGCCGTGCAGTAGGGATCACTCCACCGCCAGACGGGTTCGCCGTTCGGAGCGAGCACCTCGTAAGTGCGCCCGTCGTAGGTGATCTCGTCGCCTTGGTTCGGCGGATCCACAAGTGCGGTTGCGGTCACGATGAAGTCGCGCTCCTCGATCCGCGTCCATTCGCCGTAGTCGTTCCGCGACCGAAAGATCGTCTTGCCGACAACGGCGTTCAGAGTCTTCTTCGCGCCGCCCGAGCGTTTGTAGACGACCGGGACGGCGAGGAAGGACTCCTGAACGCTCCGCAACGAGCGGATGGCTTCATCGAGGATGCCCATTAGGCGAGTCCCTGCTGAAGCCGAACGGACACGGTCGCCTCGGACGCAGATGCCGCCGTGACGGCATGGCCAAACTTGACCGCACCTGCCGTGCCCTCGGCCACAGCCTTGCCGGATGTCGGGTCAACGGACACGACATCGCCGACGGCAATGGTCAGGCCACCGCTCAAGATTTCGTACACGCCGACACACGCCAGCGCACCGAGTTCCCCGGTCTTGATGTCGAGCTTCGCGACGCCAATGAGCTTGCCAAGCTTCACGATGTCACCCGCCGCCACGTCGGTGGTCGGCACGTAATCGATGGATTCACCGCGCTGAATGTAACGAGCCTTCATGATGATGATTCTCCTATTGAAGTTGAAAGGACGGCGGCGAGGTTCACTCGCCGCCGCGTGGGATTAGGAAGCCGAGCCGGTCGCCTTGACCATGCCACGGTGATCCTGTTCGCGGATGCCGATGTCGAAGTACACGCGGAACCAGACGCCGAGGACGTTGAAGTCCAGGTCGCCGCGTTCCACGGTCGGCGTGCGCTTGCCCTTGAGATAGCCAATCTCGAAGGTATCGACCGTGCCCGGTTTGCCGAAGAGGTACCACGCCGCCTCGGAGAAGTTCGGGTAGTTCTTGTTGCCGAGATACGGCGAGGAGACGATCTGCAGGTTCTCGTCCGCCAAAACGTTGATCGCAGGACGGATCGTCGGATCCGTACCTCCGCCGGACATCATGAGCGTCGCGCCACGCGTCAGTTCGATGGCGAGATGCTTGAGGGCCGTCGGGACGAGCAGGATCGAAGGCTCAACCGAAATCGGCTGGCCATCGGAGTCCGTCTGGTCGATGAACATCTGAATCGCCTTCTTGAGGGAGTCCGCCGAGAGGGCGGAGGTAGCACCCGAGAGGAGGTTCTTGTGATCACGCCCGAAGAGCGGCTTGCCGTCCACACAGGTCGGATTCGCCATCAGACGCTTGAAGAAGAGCTGGTCGACGAGGCGGGCCGCACGGTTGCCCATTGCGGTCGGCACCTTGAGGAACGCGCCGAGGTCATCGTTGATGATCATCTTGCGCGTCAGGCAGAACTTCTTCGCGTAGGTGTCGAGCTGGTTCTTCGCGGACTCTTCGGTGAGCGCGGAATCCTTGATCTCGCCGTCCGAACCGATGGGCTGGAGGTCGCCGACATCCGTCAGGCGGAACCGCTGGTTCTCCTTGAAGTCGGTGAGATCGCCCGTCGTGCAGAGCTTCGTCGCGATGATCGGCTGGGCGTTGTAGGCCTGAAGGAGCTTCTTGTTCGCGACATTCGAGAGGATGCCGGGCAAAGACACCGTCGAGAACGCGGCCTTGATGGCATCGTTGTCGAACGAGCGCGGCACGCTCATGCCCTCGATCCTCATACATTCACCAAGGACGGCACGAAGCGGCATATCCATGTC